CATCGCTTGGTCTGCACCGTCACAACCGCAGCAACCGGCAACGTTGTCATTCTTGATGGATCAGGTTTTTCGCACACTATTCTGCCCGCAAGCGCAGGAACAGGAATCAACAACTACGATATCGAAGTCAATGCGGTGTCTCGCAATGGAGCGTGGCAAATCACGACCGGTGCGGGTGTTGAAGTATTGGCGATTGGGATTTTCTCAGCATGATGAACAAGCCGGGGCTGTACGCCAACATCCTAGCTAAGCAGGAGCGGATCAAAGCCGGTTCGGGTGAGCGTATGCGTAAGCCTGGCGACCCCGGTGCGCCGACTGCTAAAGACTTCCGCGAATCAGCTAAGACTGCAAAGCCGGAGAAAAAATGAGCGCAGCATGGACGCGTAGCGAGGGCAAGAATCCCGAGGGCGGTCTGAACGCCAAGGGGCGAGCCTCGTACAAAGCTGAGACGGGCGGCACATTGAAGCCACCGGTCAAGGCAGGCGATAACCCGCGTCGAGCGTCGTTCTTGGCACGCATGGGCAATATGCCTGGCCCGATGGAAAAGAACGGCAAACCTACTCGATTGGCATTGGCTTTGAAAGCGTGGGGTGCAAGCAGCAAAGAGGATGCCCGCGCCAAGGCTCGCGCTATCTCGGAGCGTAATCGTGACTGAACAAGAACGCTTAGCGGCGGCGCTTGAGTATCAGCAAGCACAGCAACCGGCGAGGATGAACCCTAACTTAGCGGCGCAAGGCGCACGAGGGCGGGAGAACATGATGCCGCCCACTTCGGTGATGGATGAGCGTTATCCGGCTTTCAAGCGTAATCAGGAAGATGCTGAAAAGCTGATGCTAGGGTTGGATATTGTCGGCTCAGCGATCCCATTGGCAGGCGCTGCTGTTAAGGGCGCGAAAATACTAGGGCAAGCCGCAGCACCGCAGATAGCGCAAGCACTTGAGAACTACACGTTCAAGACCGGCATGGCGTTGCCAGTAATTGATACAACAGGTTTGCCAAACAAAGGCAGAGATTTGATTCGTAGCAAAGCAGATGAGTTATCCGACACGCTAAATAAGCAAGGCTTTCAAGCGACTGCGCAATACTCAGGTAGCGCAGCAGGGCCATCTGCTTATGTCAATGTATTTGACCCGCAAACAGGGCGATTTATCACTTCCCCTGCAAGGATTTCGGGGCATTCTAAAGGCCCGATTCAAAGCCAATTCGTGCATGAAATTTCGGATGACCCGCAATCAACGAAAAGATTTGTTGATCTTGCAATGGAAATGCGGGCTAAAGGGCCGACAGAATTGATGCAAAAACAAGGCGAAGCGGAAAAAGCCGCCATGCAAATGCGTTATGAAAGCGCACAAAAGAAAATAGCTAAAGGTAAGTCGCTTACCAACAGCGAAAAAGAAGCCATCGCAATGATTGAGCGTCAAGCAGGACGCACGTTTGCCGCACCGCAGGACGAAGCATTCCGCCTAGCCCAAGAACGAGCAGCGTTGCCGATGGTTGCTCCCGAACAATTTGCACAGATGGCGACCAAAGGCAAAGTCAATGTTGCAAGGTCACAAGAACAAGAACTAGCCGACTTGATAGCGGGCAAAACAAAGTTTGCTGAAGCAAGGTTAAATTGGGATATGCCCGAAACTTATGATCTCGCAGACAAATTAGCAAAACAAGGATTGCAATCAACAGTTGATGCTAGAGGTGTAACAAGATTTTATAAAAATCCCGAAGATTTAAGAGCAATAGAGAGCGCCGACAATCCTGCTAGTTTTGGCAAAGCTTACGGATATTCTGACAACGATATAGCGGCTTTTTATCTTGCAAGGCGGCAAGGTAACAAAGATTTAGCATACAAAGATTATGTAAACGATCAATCAACTAAAAATTTGAATGCGCTTGATCGATTAGCCAAGGAAAAGAAAAAATGAGCGAAGAGCAAAGCACAGGCTTGCAGAAGCTGATGCACAACGTTGCAGCCTACGATAACGACTTCAAGAAGTGGGAAGCCCGCGCTCAGAAGATCATCAAGCGTTACCGCGACGACAACCGCAGTCAGAACACCAACGAGACTGCCAAGTTCAACATCTTATGGTCAAACGTTCAAACGCTGATCCCTGCGGTCTATGCGCGTCTGCCAAAAGCTGATGTGTCGCGTCGTTTCGGTGATAACGACCAAGTGGGACGAGTAGCCTCGTTGCTGATAGAGCGTGCGCTCGACTTTGAGATCGAGCATTACCCCGACTTTCGCAGCACGATGAAGCATTGCGTTGAAGATCGTTTCCTTGGCGGGCGTGGCACGTCTTGGGTGCGCTATGAACCCCATGTGCAAGCGATTGACATGCCCGAGGACGGGCTAGAAGTTACCGAGGACATAGACGAGCCGGAAGCCGGAAATCAAGCGTTAGCCGGTGAAGAACCAATGGAGCAGATTGAGTACGAATGCGCTCCCGTTGACTATGTTCACTGGAAAGACTTCGGCCATGCAGTAGCGCGCACATGGGAGGAAGTACCCGCTGTATGGCGTTGGGTGTATATGACCCGCGAGGCACTGATTGAGCGTTTCGGCGAGGAAGTCGGCAACAAGATTCCTTTCGATGCAGGCCCTGATACCCTCAAGCAATACGGTCAAAGCACGAAAGAACACACCCGCGCAAAGATTTGTGAGTATTGGGACAAGGAAACGGGCAAAGTCTACTGGTTCAGCAAGTCGATGCCCAACATCATTGACGAGCGCGACGACCCGCTAGAGTTGGAAGGATTCTTTCCATGCCCGCGCCCGCTTTACGCAACGATGACCAGCGACACCCTCGTTCCGGTGGCCGACTTTGTGCTGTATCAGGATCAGGCTAACGAGCTTGATATCCTGTCCGATAGGATAGATGGCTTGGTCAAGGCTTTGCGCGTTAGAGGCGTTTATGACGCTTCACAGCCCGCATTGCAGCGACTGATGACCGAGGGAGAGAACAACGCTCTACTGCCTGTTGACACCTGGCTGGCGTTTGGTGAGAAAGGTGGCTTGAAGGGCGCGATTGACTTCTTGCCGATCGACATGATTGCTCAGACGCTCATCCAGTGCTATCAGGCGCGGACTGAGATCAAGAACCAAATCTACGAAATCACAGGTCTGTCGGACATTATCCGAGGATCGTCTTTTGCATCAGAGACGGCTACAGCACAGCAAATTAAAGGGCAATATGCCTCGATCCGTCTGCGCTCGATGCAAGAGGATGTGGCGTTGTTCGCTACGGGGCTTCTCAGGCTGAAGGCTCAGGTTATTTGCACCAAGTTTCAGCCCGAGACGATTCTGCAATATGCGGCAGCGGATCAGTTGCAGCCCGAAGATCAGCAGTTGATCCCCCAAGCTCTTGCGTTGCTGAAAGACAAGCCGTTGCGTAACTTCCGCATCGAAGTGGCCGCTGACTCCCTCGTGCAGCTTGATGAGCAAAAGATGAAGCAAGAGCGCGGCGAGTTCCTGCAAGCGTTTGGCTCGTTCCTGCGCGAAGCATTGCCGTTAGGCCAGCAAGCGCCGGAAATGATCCCCATGATTGGCGAGCTGCTGAAGTTTGGCGTAAGTGCATTTAAGGGTGCAAGGCAGATCGAGGGCGCTATTGATCAGTCGATCAACAAACTGGTTAACAAGCCCCCGGTCGAACCGCAACCAAATCCTGAGATGCTCAAAATGCAAGCTGAACAGCAGATGGCGCAAGGGAAAATGCAAGCAGACGGACAGCTTGAGCAGGCCAAGATGCAAGCGCAGATGCAGATTGAGCAAGCCAAACTCCAAGCGCAGATGCAAATGGATCAAGCAAAGTTGCAACTTGAACAGGCCAAAACTCAGCGCGAAGTCGAAGTTGAGCAGATGCGGGCGCAGATGGACGCGCAGAAACTGGAGTTTGACCGTCAAAAAGCCGAGATGGAAGAACAATACAACCGGTGGAAAACTGAGCTTGATGCAGCAACAAAAGTTACCGTGGCTAGGATTGGGGCTAACCCTGGCGTGGATATCCCGCTAGTCGAGGCTGCAAATGCTTCGGCTGAGCGCATGACTGCTGAGCTAGGTAACGGCGTGCAAATGGCGCTGCAAAACGTCGAGAAGTTGCAGCAAGACATGGCGATGCTGCACGATCAGACTGCGGGCAAGATAGACAACTTGCTGAATGTCATGGCTGCACCGAAACGCATTATCCGTGGGCCGGACGGTAAAGCGGTTGGAGTTGAAATCGCCGTATGAACGGGGGTTGGGACACCGGTACATGGGACGAAGCAACGTGGGATTACGTTCCCACGCTGATCGATC